ATTTACAGGTAAATATTTAAACTAATGGTAAATTTAAACACAATAGTATACGACATAATTAATATAGCATACGGCGGTGAAAGCACTGACGATGCTGATATAAGTTTTAGACAAGTAGCGTATTGGGTGAAGCAAGAGAGATCTCTTTTGTTATCTCAGATGTTAGGGAAAAAGATGCGTATTGCTGCGTCTTGTGTTGAATATATTAATTGTGTTCATTTAGAACCAGTCGATGCTTCAGAATGCTGTGAGGTCGATCTGGGAGTCCATGTGCTTAAGTCTATAAATCCCATCCCTACATCAGTACAAAGAAATGGTAGAGATAGTATATTAGCCGTAGAATCTTTAGATGGTATGAGACCATTTTCTGAGACTACAGATACTAGACGAAAATGGAATAAGTATAATAAATATACAAATTCTAAACAACGTTGGTATATTAAAAACGGTTACTTATATGTAAGTTGCGATATGAGAATAGATGCAGTTAAAGTTACAGGAATATTTGAAGACCCTGAAGATGTTTGGAAAATGAACTACTGCACATCGTCCGAGAATCCTATCCTTTCCTCTTGTGAGTATGACTGGGATTTTCCCTTTCCTATTTCCTTATCTATGGCAGAACAGGTTACTAGTATAATTTTACAAAAACGAATTAGTATTATTTTAAATGCACCAAGCGATGATGAAAACAACGCAAAAGAAGATACCGCAGTGCGGGGAACTCCTAACCAAGGCAAAGCAAACTAGTTGTACACTAGTTCAAGCCTATAAGGAGTATGATGACTTTTATGACGTAGGTTATAAAAAGTATAGAAGTATATGTGAAGATTTTAATAAATCAATCATAGATGAAATACTTTTAAAAGCTAAGGAATTTAAGATGCCTCATAGGTTAGGTTCTCTGAGAATATTAAAGAAAGAAATGAACTATTCGTCAAGCAAGAATAAATTAAAGATAAATTGGCAAGAGACTAATAAACATAAAAAAGTTATTTATCATTTGAATGATCATACGGATGGATTTAACTATAGATGGTTTTGGTCAAAGAAAAAAGCTATAGTAAAGAATAAAACAATATATAGCTTTCAAGCTACTAGAACCAATAAAAGAAGATTGGCAGGATTATTAAAAACTAAACAAGTAGACTATTTTGAATGATATATAAATTTACATCCATAAAAGAAATAATAGAAGGCGTTTACAGAGATACTCAAATTCATGAGGAATTAGATATTTGGGACGTAATAGAATGGGGAGGAGAAGCCCTAGAATTAATAGGAGCAGGATTAGCTTATGAGGAATTAATAGCTGAGATCTGTGTAAAAGAACATAGAGCCCCTCTTCCTTGTAATCTTCATATATCAGATTCTGTATCTTACTTAGGAAATCCTTTAAAACAATGTACTGGAACTTTTGGAGCTATCTCTACTACACCAACAAGTACATCTACTAATGTTATAGATGGAAAACAAGTAGATAAAGATAACTTTCCAATGCAAGGTAATATGCCTAATGGAGGACAAGATTGTTATTACATGAATGATAATTTTATAATTACATCATTTGAGTCAGGGTGCATCTTACTTGCTTTCAGAGGAATCAAAGTAGACCATGAAGGATACCCTATGGTTCCAGATAATATAAGTTATAAAAAAGCTCTAAAGTCATACATAACTATGATGATTGATAGAATAGGTTGGAGAAAAGGAACTATGCCAGAAAATTTATACAGAGATAGTCAAAGAGATTGGGAATGGTACGTTAAGCAAGCTAGAGGTTCAGCTAACATGCCTAATTTAGATATGATGGATAATATTAGATTGCAATGGATGAAGCTAAGACCTTCACAAACAGCGCATCAAACTTTTTATACTGACCTAGGAAATCAAGAACGTAGAAGAGTAGGCTAATGGCAAAGAAGCAAAATGAGCAAAATAATTTACCTGTAAGTTTGAATACTTTTTATCAGGGCATGAATCAGGATATTTCTAAGTATGCTATAAAAAGTGATCAGTATTACGATGCTAATAATATTAGAATAGTAGCAAACTCTGGAAAAGAGGGAGCTGCATTAGTTAATATTGAGGGTAATGATCATATGCTTGATATACCAGCATCACCTAAAGTTGTGAAGTTTGGATTAGCTCCAAATACAGATTTAAGTGGCCAGACATGGACTATGACTGTAGATATTTCTATAGGAGGAGTTGGTAACTATAATATTACTATTACTAATACTGGAGGAAATCCAATAATCCAATTAGCTACTACTTTAGTAGATATTACTGCAGGAGCTTGGACTTTAAATGGGGTTGCATTAACAGCTCCACCTTCATCTATACCTGATGGTCTTCCTGGATTTTTTCATATTTATGATGAGTCTTCAAATACTTTAGTAATTTGGGGAAAGCCTACTGAAGCTGATTTTAATATATACCCTAGCTCTGGTGGAGCAGATTGGTCAGTACAACAAGTAGGAGGTGTAGCTATTGCAAGTACTGTAGCAGGTCTAGCTCAAAACTTTACAAATATAGAACAACTAGCTCCAGCTCAAGGAACTCTTAGTGTTATAGGATATGCTGTTTTAAGAGATTATATATATCTATTTACTACAAATATAGAGGGAGAACCTGGAGGACCAGGACAGATTTGGAAATTATATATTAGACCTTCTATTGACAGTCTATATGGTATACGTTCTTATATTGAATGTATATATACTAGATCTATGTGTATGGGCTTTACTAAAGATCACCCTATTGAAGCTCTTGGCCGATATGAGAAAAAAGATATTCAGGGTATATACTGGACAGATAATTTTAACCCACCAAGAAAACTAAATGTAGCTAGTGGTCTTACTATGTCTACTCCATGCGCCTTTTTAGATTTAGCTCCTAAAACATCATTTTCAATGCCTATTCTAAATAGAATAACAAATGGTGGGCAGTTACCTTCTGGTGTATATCAATGCTCATACAGATATAAAAGTGGTGAGGGTCTTACGACAGACTGGTCTCCTTTATCAAATCTAGTTCCTATTTATGATGCAGATGATGATAATCCTTTCTGTAAGATTGAAGGAACAGAAGCAGATATGGTTACTAAAATTGGTAAGGTTACAGGAAAAAGAATTGAATGGACTATAGGTGAGCTTGATACTTCTTATGAACTTATAGAAGTAGCAGCAGTTTATAAAAAAGATAATATTCCAGGGAATGATGAAATATATACTTTTGCAGAATTGATCAATGGGTCTGCAACTTTAACAGTTAATCTTACTGGAACTGAAGTTCAAATACCAATATCAAGAACAGATTTTGTTACTGGTTTAGGAGCTACATTTGAAACTGTAAAAACTATTGAATCAAAAGATAATAAATTATTTTTTGGTAATATTGAGAATACTACATTCTTTATTGATTTCGATGCCCGTGCTTATAGATATAATTCAGCATCACAGGCTCTTTTAGAATCTCAATCTGATGCTAGTGTTATAGTAGATCCTGCTGGAGGTGCAGGAACTATTCTACCTGCAGATGTTCCTTCACAGCATGATTGTATAAATCCATTTAATATTGAAAATCCTTCACTTAATCCTAACTGGTTTACAAATGATCAATATCAGTTTCGATCTGACGGCGTTACTTTAGGAGGATCAGGAGTTAATGTAAGCTATAGATTTGTTATTGAACAAGACTTAGGAGATACACAAATGGTATGTCCTAATTTAGATAATCAATATCAACTGTTTTTTAATGATAATGTTTGTAATGCATCAAATACTGCGCCTAGTACATCATGTTTTGTTAATCCAGATTCTTTTGGAGTTACTAATGCTTTTAATAATAATATTGAAACATTAGGAATTAGTGTACAAAACTATCCTATGAATAATACTTTTGATAATCAAAAATCTCCATACAAATGGAGTTTATACGGAAGTTATGCAAGAGGAGAAGTGTATAGATTTGGTATAGTTTTTTATAATAATAAAGGACAGGCTAGTTTTGTAAATTGGATTGGAGATATTAAATTTCCATTTAGTTATTCAACAGGAGCAGGACAGCCTACAGGAACTTTTGCGACTTCAAGCTGGACATGGGACTTTAATAGCCCATCTTATAATGGGCCTGTAGATTCTCAACTGAATAGTTATCCATTAAGAATGGAAGGACAGGTATGGTTAAATCAAATAGGTATAGAGTTTGATGTTAACTTGTCAGGAATAGATCCTGAAATAGCAGCAGATCTTACAGGATATTCTATTGTAAGAGTTGATAGAAAAGATGAAGATAAATCTAAATTTGGTACAGCTTTATGCCATACTGTAGATAGATTAAATATGTTAAGAGATGAATGGGATGAGCGTGTAGGGTGGACACCATCAGGAGGAGGACCTGGTTACAGCTGGGGTGTAGTAAACAATACTTCTGTATTGATACCAACTACAGGATATTTTCATTGGCCTTGTGGAGGATGGACTATGGCATACTGTGATGGGGCTAGCGAAGGATGTGGAATTGATTCATGGCAAACATCAGTAGCCGCAAATCAAGATCATCATGGTTATGATGTATGTAAAACGAGAAAAACTGAATTGATATTATACGGTGCTTTAGGCTGGAAGAACAGTGATATAACCGAAGAGATGAATTTAGATGAAGGATTAGAGGTAAGTTATCCTGTAATTAGAGGAGACTATCTTAAAATAGATCAAGTATTTCAACCGCATTTTAATAATAATATGGGGTTAAATAAAAGTTACTGGCCTGATACAGGACCTATAGCAGGAGAAATACAACATTATACAAATAACTGGTATAAATATTATGTAGGTATTACAGCTGTAGGAGGAATAGCAGGTTCAGTACAAAGTAGCCAGATTGATTATGTTGATGGAACTATAAGTAACTTAAACGGAATGGATCCGGCTAATAATAGATATATATTAGATTGGGGAACTTGGGTTCCAGATGCAGGATTTGTAGATGATACAGCAAATGATAGTTTAGAATATGCATTTTATAATGTAACTAATCCAGGTGATAGATTAGCATATGATTATTTACCACCAGCAAGTGGATCAGCAACTCCAATGACATTAAGTTTTACATGGGTTTCAAATAGACCTAGATCTATTGGTAGTGAATGTTTATTTGTTACATTTGATAGAACCGTAAGCAGTTGGACAGGAGCTGATCATTTAATGGGGGCTTCTAGTAATGCAGTTAGCGGTGGAGTAGAAGTTAGATTTGCTCATGTTCCTTATAGATCAACCTTTAGTTATGAAAGATATGCAGATCCTTATGGAGGTCCTACATATGGAGCTAGAACTTATAGTGAATATATAAGTACAGGACATTTTTATCCAATAAATTCAAGTACAAATTTATTAAATACTATGACTACTGAAGTATATGGAGGAGATGTACAGTGTCAGATATATGATTTTACACAGTTTGATAAGAATTGGGGACAAAGTGCTTTTGATAATTATGATACTATCAGTGCTACAGGAGCTTGGAGTAATAGTATGATTCCTAATGATGCAACATGGGGCGCTCATAGAGCTTGTATGGTTCCTTTAGAATGTCATTATAGAAATGTTTTATGGAGACACGGTTATCATTTTGCAAATAAAGAAACGGTAACCGGATCTTATCCGAATGATGGTACTCAATTACATGATGAGTATTTATTAAACGCTGCATATGATGCCAAGAATGATGTTAGAAATTACTTTCCATTACCATTAACTTTCTCTTTTGGAGATGAGTTTGATACAAGAATATATTATTCGCAAACAAAGATTAATGGTGAGCCTAGTGATTCTTGGTCTGTATTTTTAATGAATGATTATAAAGATGTAGAAGGAGTATATGGGCCTATTAATAAATTAACAAGATTACATGATACTTTATATTGGTTTCAAGATACTGGATTTGGTGCACTATCAGTAAATCCAACAGCAGTAGTACAAGCATCAGATGGTACAGCTTTACAATTAGGAACAGTGAGTTCAGGGGCTGGAGCATTTATACAGGATTTTAAATATATATCTACACAGTATGGTTCTAGCCAACAGTGGGCTGTTACTAACTCAGATAATTCTATATACTTTTTTGATAGAAGAGCTAGAAAGATTTTTGGTTATAGCAGTCAAGGAACAGCTCCTTTAACAGATGTGACAGGACTACATTCATTCCTTCAAGATGAATTACAAGGAACTGCTATTACTCATGATAATCCTATTTTAAGAAAAGGTGTAACAGCTACATATGATATTATGAATAATGAAGCTCTCTTCACATTCCATGATAGTGGTTATGTAAGAAAGTATACACAGGCTGTTATAGATGAATCAACATTTAATGTTACTCCAAATGAAGTACTAGGCGTTACTTTAAGAAATGTAATACCTGAATGTAATCCGTGTTTTTTACAAGATTGTGAAGATTATGATTATGTTACTGTTTCAAATCAATGGGTAGTTTTAAATAATCTATATCTTAATGGTATAGGCCCGTTCAGTGCATTTATAGTAGGTAAGTGGGGATGTCCTGGTTTTAGTCTGCCAGTTCCAAATCCAAATGGAATACAAGCTGGAGATATTCTTATATGGGTTCCTGAAAATTGGAATAACTTACCAGCAGGTATTCAACCAGATGTGCGCTATTCTGATATAGATATAGGTAATCTACAGGTAGCTAATATAGATTGTGGTATATCAAAACAAAGTACAACAATAGCTTATAATGAATTAGTTAAAGGGTTTACATCTTTTTATGATTTTCACCCAAGTATATATATTAATTCAGGTACATTTTTAGTAACTCCTGATATACAGGATAGATGTTTACAAGATCCAGATGTACAAGGATGGAAAGAAGATAAATTATATTTACATAACTATGGAACATACGGCAAGTTCTATGATGTAATATATCCAAGTACTGTTACATTTGTTTCTAATATGGAGTCAGCAGTTACAAAAGTTTTTGATAATGTATCATATCATATGGAAAGTCTATGGAGTAAAGGAAGAACTGGAATGGCAAGTACAATACAAGGGCATATAACTGGATTGCATTCAGGAGTTCCTAATGCATCATTAATAGATGTAAGAGATAATACTTTTGATAAAGTAAGATTCTATACAGATTATCAAATGACAGGATATGTAGATTTAATTCCAGGGAATAATGTAAAGAAAAAAGAAAGAGAATGGCAAATGGCTGTTCCAAGAAATATAATGGATGAGAATATAGTTGATGCAGATATATTCAATGTATTTAATTATGATCCATCTAGATTAAATAAAGACAGATTGAGAGATAAATATATGTTTATCGATTTAATATATAATAATTATGACACAGATGTAGGAGAACCAAGGAATATTAAGTTCATCTTACACTATTTTAAGACATTTTTTAGACCTTCGTATCGTTAAATTTGGTTATTAAAGAATTTTTTAATATTTTTGTGGCTCTAACCTATGGCTAATGGCAAGAAAAAAGAAGAAAGCAACTAAGAAAAGTAATTCATATTGGATGAAGTATGGAGGTACGCCTCGTAAAATGCATAAAGGAGGTTTTACTCATCCGCACCCACACCCAAAAGAAGCTAGTGATGATGTATTAAAAGGTGCACAGATATGGAGTTCATATACTTCTGATGGTAAGCCTT